CTACGACGGTTGCTGTTGGTTCGGTTATGGGGTTCGTCCGTTTTGCTCTTTAGAATCTTCAATCTGTGTATCTGTTGAATAACGTAGAACTTTGGAACAACCAGGAACAGCAAAAGCTGTTCCGTATGTTATGGAAACAAATAATGATTTTATTGGGAGGATTGAAGATGAATAGAATGGAATTTAAAGAATCGAAAGAGTATAAAGATGTAGTAGAAAAAATCAAAAGTTATCCTAAAAGGTTTAAATTTACGCTGCCGTATTACAAGATGACAAAAGGACAGAAAAACGCAATGCACATTATTACAGATGATTGTATAAAGAAGAAAATTATTGATAGCGTCTCATTTGGTTTGGACTTAACTGGAAACATAACAGAAGAAACATTTATCAGATTGTAGGAATAAAAAGATAATTTCAAGCGGAGGAATTAGTTGTGGCAAATATTATTGATTGTGAGAATGAAGAAATTAAAATCGGGAAAACAAGTATTACGATTAAAAATAAAGAAACTGGAAAAACAAAAGGGATAGTCAAAAATATAACTAAATTCAAAGATATTCAACCTAACAAACAGATAGATTATTTTAAAAGATTAAAAGAATTGAATCTCTGGAGAAATAGAATTGTAAATATGAATAATGTTCTGATTCAAGATGGAGAAATCATTGTATTTAGAAATATGAGATCATCGGATTTTTATAAACA